TCCCAACCGAAAGGCTCTGCCATGTCGCACCTGAAGCGTCACTTTGTGCTCGCCCTCGCCTGCCTGTTCCTGCCGCTGGCCTTTGCCGGGGCGGCCCTCGCGGCCGGGCCTGCCGTCTTCGCCTGGTCCACTCCGCTGGTGGGTGTGGATGCCGGTGTGTCGCTCGACATGGACCGGGTGGCCCATGCGCTGGTCATTAGGGACCGGGGCCAGGTGCAGGTGATGAGCTTTGTGGGGCGTGGCGTCGGGCACGATCTCTACGTCAATGGCGGCTACCGGACCGGCGTCCCCGCCGGACAGCCGGGCTAGGAGCCGTCAGGCCGGACGCTCTGCAGCCGCAACCGGGGCGTCCGGCGGTTCTCTCGATGGGCAGGCTCAAGGCGCTGCCATCACGGTTGAGGCTGCTGGACACGCGGGCGGTCAAGCCGGTCGTGACGGTCAAGCAGGCCGATGCCGAGCTGCTCACGGCGGCGCACCGGGCCTTCCGTCAGGTGGTCTGCGAGCGGGCAGGGTGGCGGTGCGAATGGGTCGAGGACGGGGTGCGGTGCACCAGGTCGCGGGCCCGCGGAGACCGGATGGTCGCCGATCACGTGGTGGAGCGGGCCGATGGCGGGTCAGCCACCGATCCCGACAACGGGCAGTGCCTCTGCGTCAGGCATAATACAGCCAAGGGCACGATGGCGCGGGCCGCACGGCTTGGCGCCTGATGACGGGGAGGGAGGGGGGTCTCAATCCCTACCACCCCCCCGGGGCCCCAACCGCATGGGGCTCATTCGGAGGTTTTTTTCTTGTGAGTGAAAATTTGGACCTGCTCGGCGATCCGATCCCCGATGGGTTCGGGCGGCGCGGGCGACCCCCGCATATCCCCACTCAGGAAAACCGCTTGAAGGTCAGGATGTTGCTGGCCTTCGACTGGAACGAGGAGCGGATCGGCCGGGCGCTGAGGATCTCGGCGCCGACGCTGCGCAAGCATTATTTTCGCGAACTCAAGCTGGCCGACGAGGCGCGGGATGCGCTGGAGGCAAGCCTGATCGCGACCACCATCCGCGAGGCCCATGCGGGCAGCGCGTCGATGATGAAGATGGCGATCAAGCTGATCGACAAGCACGATGCGAGTCTGGCCGGCTCGACCTTCGGCGAGCGCAGGGTGAGAGAACCCAAGCGTGGCAAGAAGGAGCAGGCGCTGGTCGATGCCAAGACGCCGGACGAGTCGACGCCGCTGGGCCAGCTGATGGCGCAGCGCCAGTCGGGGAAACCGAACTAGCCCGATGTGGGATCTCAGCTGCCCGGACTGGGAGACGCGGATCCGCGAGGGCCGGTCGCTGGTCCCGGACCTGCCGCTGGTCAACGCGGAAGCCGAGATGGCGCTGCGGATCTTCGACGAGCTGCAGCTGCCCGACCAGGAAGACCTGCCGTTTCTCCGCGATGCGGCCGGGCAGTGGTTCCGCGATATCGTCCGGGCCGCGTTCGGCTCCTGGAACCCGGAGCTCCGGCTGCGGTTCATCCGCGACATCCTGGCGATGCTGCCCAAGGGATCGTCGAAGACGACCTATTCGGCCGGCTTCTGCCTGACCTGCCTGATGATGAACCTGCGGCCGCGCGCCGAGGCGCTGTTCGTGGCACCGTCGCACGCGATCGCCGAGAACGCCTACGACAAGGCGGTCGGCATGATCGACCTGTCGCGGGACCTGAAGAAACGCTTCCGGCCGCGCGACCACATCAAGACGATCGAGGACCTCTCGAACGGCTCCGAGCTCAAGATCAAGACGTTCGACGTCAACATCCTGACCGGGTCGATCCTGATCCTGGCGCTGCTCGACGAAATCCACCTGCTGGGCGCGTTCCCGCAGGCGGCCAAGGTGCTGCGGCAGATTCGCGGCGGTCTCGAAAAGACGCCTGAGGGCGTCCTGCTTATGACGACGACGCAGAGCGACAGTCCCCCCAGCGGCGTCTGGAAGGACGAGCTGATCACCGCGCGGAAGATCCGCGACGGCGACATGCGGGGCAAGGTCGGGCGGCCGATGCTGCCGGTGCTCTACGAGTTTCCGGACGATATCGCCCGCAACCCGCACAAATGGCAAAACCCGGCCAATTGGCCGATGGTGATGCCGAACCTCGGGCGCTCGGTGCAGCTCGATAGCCTGGTGGCCGACTGGGAGACCGAGAAGGCCAAGGGCGTCCATGCCATCGTCATCTGGGCCAGCCAGCATCTCAATATCGAGATCGGCGTGGGGCAGAAGACGGACGCGTGGAAGGGCGCCAAATTCTGGGAGGCGGCGGAAGACCCGACGCTGACCTATGCGACGCTGCTTGAGCGCAGCGATGCGGTGGTGATCGGCGCCGATGGCGGTGGCCTCGACGACCTCTTCGGCGCCGCCGCGGTGGGCCGCGAGAAACTGACCAAGACCTGGCTTGGCTTCGGCACCGCCTGGGCGCACGAGACAGTGCTCGAGGAGCGCAAGTCGATCGCCAGCCGGCTGCAGGACTTCGACAAGGACGGCGAACTCTTCATCATCGACGAAGAGTTCGTGGACATCTACGCCGAGGTCGAGGACCTGCTGGTCAGCGAAGCCGAGATCGACGAGCTGCTGCTGCCCAAGGATGTGGCAGGCATCGTGATCATGGTGGCGAAGGCGAAACGCGCCGGCAAGCTGGCCGCGGTCGCGCTCGACATGGAAGGCCCCTATTCGGAACTGATGGACGCGCTGTCGTTCATCGGCGTCACGGCCGAGGCCGGTCTCGTGGTCGGCGTGGGGCAGGGTATCCGGCTGATGCACGCGCTCAAGGGCAGCGAGCGCAAGCTGGCCAACAAGACGATGAAGGTCGCGAAGTCGGGGCTGATGCGCTGGTGCGTGGCGAACGTGAAGATCGAGGCCACGGCGACGGCGATCCGCGCCACCAAGCAGAACGCCGGCGACGCCAAGATCGACCCGGTGATGGCGCTGCTCGATGCGATTTCTGTGATGCAGACAAACCCTGTCGTTGGACGGTCGGTCTACGACCAACTCGGCGACGGTGACGAGGACGAGGCTGACGATGATCAGCCGATGGAGGAGGTCGATATGTCGGTATTGAGAGACCCCAGCCATCCGGACTGGGCCAAGGCCGTGGCGCTGTTCAATGCGGCGCTCGATGCCCGCGGCGGCCGGGACGAAGACTATGCTTGAGGCAGCGCGCTGGGGCGTGGCCGACACGCTGCGGGCGATGGCCGCGCGGCTGACGACCGAACGCCGTGGCGAGACTGCGCCACGCGTCAGCACCAGCAGCCGGACCATGGCCGGCGTCGCGGTGACGCCCGACACGGCGGTGACGATCGCGGCGGTGTGGGCGTGCCTGCGCTATCTGTCGCAGACGGTGGGTGTGCTGCCTTGGCATGCGATGAAGAGCGGCGCCAAGGGCGCTCAAATCCAAGACCGAAACACAGTCGACTGGCTGCTCAGCAAGCGCCCGAATCCGGAGTGGAGTTCGTTCCAGTTCCGGGAGACGCTCACCCACTGGGCGCTGCGCTGGGGCAATGGCTATGCCGAGATCGAGCGCGACCAGGCCGGACGGCCGTTCGCGCTGTGGCCGCTGCACCCGGAGCGCTGCGCGCTGTGCCGGGATCCCGAAACCGGCGAGCTCTATGGCGATATCGACGGCGGCAAGGTCGAGATTCCGTATCGCGACCTGTTCCATATCCGCGGCTTCGGTGAGGGCGTGGTCGGCGTCAACGTCATCAACTATGCCAGCCAGTCGCTCGGTTGGGCGAAGGCTGCTCAGCTCTTTGGTGCGCAGTTCTTCGGCAATGGTGCGAACCCCTCCGGGGTCGTCATCAACAAGAAGGGGCTATCGCCGGCCGGGCTCAAGCGCCAGAAGGCGGAGTTCGACGAGCTCTACAAGGGCATCGGCAAGGCCCACACGACCGTCCATGTCGACAATGACGCGGACTACAAGCGCATCGGCCTCAATGCCGAGGAAACCCAGCTCCTCGAACTGCACCAGTACCTGGTGGAGGAAGTCTGCCGCTGGTTTGGCGTGCCGCCGCACAAGGTGATGCACCTCCTCCGCGCGACGTTCTCGAACATCGAGCACCAGGCGATCGAAGTCGTCATCGACAGCGTGTCGCCCTGGGTGAAGCGGTTCGAGGACGAGGCCGACTACAAGCTGTTCGGCGTCAACAACCGGCAGAAGCTCTACACCAAGATGAACATGCGGGCCCTGATGCGCGGCGATTCCAAGACCCGGGGCGAATACTACAAGCTGATGCGCGAGGTCGGCGCCTACAGCGCCAATCGCATCCTCGAGCTCGAGGACGAGAACACGATCGGCAACGCCGGCGACAAGCACACCATGCAGCAGTCGTACACGACGCTGGAAAAGATCGGCACCGAGGCGCCGAAGCCGGCAGTACCGCCGGCCCCGCCGGCCGCTGACCCGGCCGACGACCTGCCCGACGATGCCGATGCACACGCCATGGTCGACCAGCTGGTCGCCATGCTGGAGGCGGCGTGATGGCGCGGAGCAACCCGGTGGTGCTCGCCAAGGCGACGGGCGGCAGCCCGAAGCAGCCGACGGCCTTCGCGCGCCTCGTCGCCGTGGTCTCCGGCGCGATCGGGCGCATCAAGGATCTGGAGGCGGCGGTTCGCAATGCGCCGGTGCCCAGAGATGGCATGGGCGTCGCAAGAGGTCTCGTCGATGGCGCCGGCAACCTGGTGCTCGTGCGCACTGATGGCGAGCTGATCAACTGCGGTCCCATCGATCTCTCGGCGATGCAGGCGATGATCGATGCCGCCGTCGCGAAGCGGCCTCCAGCAGAGCCGGGGACGAGTGTGACGCTCGACGAGGTGAGGCCGCTGATCGCCCAGGGCATTGCCGCCGCGGTTGCCGACCTGCCGCCGCCGGAGCCGGGCAAGCCAGGCACCAGCGTGACGGTGGAGGATGTGACCCCCCTGTTGTCGCAGATGGTCGATGCTGCGGTGGGCAAGATTCCCCCGGCCAGGGATGGTGTCGGCATTGCCGACGTGGTGATCACCGCTGAAGGACGCTGGGCAGTGAGCCTTGCAGATGGCCGGCGGCTTGATGCCGGGCCGGTACCGGTACCGCAGCCAGGTGCGCCCGGGCGCTCGCTCGATGGCGGGTTGGTCGATGCGGACGGCAACCTGGTGCTGGCGTTCAGCGACGGCTCCACCGTTTCGGTTGGCCGCGTGACGGCCGAGCCGGGCGTCAGCATTGCTGGCGGGATGCTCGACGAAAACGGCGTGCTGACGCTGACGCTGACCGACACCAGCACGGTGACCGTGCGCGGCTCCCTGGCGGTGCCCAAGGCCGTGGTCGGGTCGCCGACCGCCGAGGGGGTACCGGAAGCCCTGGCAGGCTTTGCGCTCCGAACCATCGACCTCAATGGCGAGACCGTCACGGTCCTCTGCCGAAGCTAGGAAGTCCGACATGGCCCCGATCAACAACCGCGCTGGTGCGAAAACGCCGGCGGGCTACCGCATGCTCAACCGCGGCAACGACCACGCCGAGATCTACCTCTACGGCATCATCGGCCAGGACTGGTATGGCGATGGCGTCACCGCCAAGCAGTTCGCCGACGATCTCAAGGGCCTGGGCAAGGTCAAGGCCATCGACTGCCGCATCAATTCGGAAGGCGGCGACGTGTTCGCGGGCAAGGCGATGTACACGCTGCTCGCCGAGCACGAGGCGACGGTGAAGGTGCATATCGACGGCCTCGCGGCCTCGGCCGCCAGCTTCATCGCCATGGCCGGCGACGAAATCCGCATCGCCGAGGGCGCGTTCGTGATGATCCACAACGCCTGGACGTTCGCGGCCGGTGGCGCCGACGACATGCGCCGCACGGCGACGCTGCTTGACACCGTCAACGAGACCATCCGCGAAGTCTATGTGGCGCGGACCAAGAACACCGCCAAGGCGGTCAAGGACTGGATGGACGATGAGACCTGGTTCGCCGGCAAGGAAGCCGTGAGCGCAGGCTTTGCCGACAAGCTGGTCGAGAACCTCAAGGTCGCCGCCTGTCTCTCGCATGGCGACCGTTTCAAGAACCTGCCGTCGGCGTTGAAGCCACGGCGACTGGCCGCGCTGACGCGGCTCGAGGCGCTGCGGCGCCGCTGAAGCTTTCCGGCGCAAGCCGGGTAGAGCCCCGAACCCCGCGCCCTGGGCCCGCGCAACCTGGAGCAATCCCAATGAAACTGCAGTCCACTGCGCGGGCCCTCAGTGGCCTGTCGATCCTTGCAGCCGCATCGCTGGCTTCGACCGCGGCGCTCGAGCACGAGTTCCCGATCCTGATGGGACCCTCGGTTGCCGACCGGCTGGAAGCCGCCGAGGCCGAATTCTCAGATCTCGAGGCGGAATCGACCGCCATCATCGACTCGGTCGAAGAGGGCGATGACCTGTCCGACGAACAGGTCGCCGAGATCACTGAGATCGGCAACAAGATGGAAAAGGTCAAGGCGCGCATCGCCGCGCTCAAGCCGCTGGTGGCGCAGGGGCAGGGTCGGCGCGCTCCGCCCGAGCCGAAGAACGAAAACCGGCAGGACCCGAACAATCGCCGCGTCCCGGCCGAGCCGCGCAACCAGCCCGGCACGGGCGGCTTCAAGAACTTCGGCGAGTTCGCGCAGTGCGTCAAAGCCTCGGCCCTCAAGGACGACGGGGCCACACAGCGGCTGCTGAACGCCACCAGCACCTATAGCAGCGAGGCCATCGGCGCTGATGGTGGGTTTGCCATCCCGCCGGACTTCAAGGCGCGTATTGTAGACAAGGTTCTGGGCGAGGAAGAGCTGATCAGCCGCTGCGACAAGATGGAGACGGGTTCGAATTCCGTTTCCATTCCCAAGGACGAAACCACTCCGTGGCAGACGACCGGCGGGGTGCAGGCCTACTGGGAAAGCGAAGGGTCTGCGATGACAGCGTCGAAGGTGGCGCTCGAACCCATGAATGCGCGCCTTCACAAGCTGACGGCTTTGGTGCCGGTTACCGAAGAGCTGCTCGATGATGCCCCTCTTCTGGCGGGGCACTTGATGAAGAAGGCGCCGGAGAAGATCAACTACAAGGTCTCGAACGCGATCTTTGACGGCACAGGTGTCGGCCAGCCGCTCGGCATTCTCCGTTCACCGGCGTTAGTGGTCGTCGGCAAGGAGGGCTCGCAAGCTGCTGACACTCTCTTGTCGATGAATGTTTTCAAGATGTGGTCGCGGATGTACGCACCGTGCCGCAAGAACGCCATCTGGATGATCAACCAGGATCTCGAACCGCAGCTCTTGGGAATGACGATTCCGGTCAAGAACGTCGCCGGCACTGAAAATGTTGGTGGAGGACCGGCCTACATTCCCCCCGGTGGCATCAACGCTTCGCCGTTTGGGTTGCTGCTCGGCAAGCCGGTCATTCCTCACGAGGTGTGCAAGACTGCCGGCGACGTCGGCGACATCGTCTTTGCCGACTTCTCCAAGTACATGGCGGCCACCAAGGCCGGCGGCATCCGCACCGACGTATCGATCCACCTCTATTTCGACCAGGACGTGACGGCCTTCAAGTTCGTGTTCCGCGTCGCTGGCGAGCCGTGGTGGAGCAGCCCGATCGCCCGGGCCAACGGCTCGAACACTCTCTCCGCCTTCGTGGCGCTCGAAGCCCGCTAAACCTCCCTCCAGCAGATCAGCGACGCGCCCTTGTGGGCGCGTCGTGTCGTGCCTAACCGCCATTCCCCCGCGAATCCCAGCCAGGAGCTGAAACATGTTCACCCCCAACGCCTGCTTCGTGGAGCAGGCCCAAGTCGTCATGGCCATCGTGCCGGTCGACTCGCAGTCCGGCGCCAATACCGGCGACTATGTGTCGATGAAGAATTACGAGCGGTGCACCGTTCTGGTGATGAAGGCCGCCGGCGTCGCCGGTGACGATCCGGTCATCACCATGACACAGGCGCAGGATGTCGGCGCCACCGGCGTCAAGGAACTCAACTTCACCCGGATCGACGCCAAGGTCGGCGCGCAGACCGGTATCGGCCAGTTCACCACGGTGCTGCAGGCGGCCGCCAACACCTATACCGACGCCGCATCGGCCGAGGCGCAGGCGATCTTTGCCATCGACATCCAGGGAGAGGATCTCGACGTCGACAACGGCTTTGACTGCCTCAAGGTGGCCATCCCCGACACCGGTTCGGCCGGGGCGCAGCTGCTCACCGCGATCTACATCCTCTGGGCGCCGCGCTACCAGTCGCAGCCGCTGCCTTCGGCGATCGTCGACTAGCGGCTCGCGGTCCCCCTCACACACACGCAGGAGATCGAGATGCGTTACCTTTTCACGGAACGTGCCTTCTACAAGGCCGGCCCGCAGCCCTTCCCGGTTTACGAGAAGGACACGGTCTATGAGCTGACGGAGGACTTTGGCGAGCGCTGGGTCCGCCGCCAGGTCGCGGCCCGGGATCCCGATGGCAAGGCCGAAGCGCATCCCGATCCCCGCCTGGCGCAGGCGGAGGCGGGCGCTGCGGTGGTCACCCTGACCCGCACCGAGCAGGTCAACTACGAGCGCATGGGAAAGCCCAGCCTACTCGAGCTGGCCGCCAAGCGTCCGGACCTCGCCTTCACCGACAATAACACCCGCGCAGAGATCATTGCCGGGCTGCAGAGCCCGGTGCGCACGGCGGAGCAGATCGCTGCCGATGACGCTGCCGCCAAGACCGCTGCGGACGCCGAAGCTCAGTTGCGCGCACTGCTGGAGACCGCTGAGCCGGTCAAGGGTGCGTCGCGGGGTACCGGCAGGGCGCAGAAGCTCTTCGTGATGGCCCCGTGGCCCAAGGTGACGGCCGTCGCAGCGGCGGCGCTGGCCGCCAAAGCGCCTGGCGTCGATGTGGCCGAGGACCGGTCGGTGACGTTCACCTTCGAGAACGGCAAGGCGGTCTATGCGTTCAAGGGGTCTCTGCCCGAGGCCGAGATCTATGAGCTCACCGACGGCGCCAGCTACGAAGCGGCGCCGGCCGAATAGTCTGGCGCGTTTCCAGCGAGGCTGCCGTGCAATCCAAGGTCAGCATCACCACGCCCTCGACGTTCACGTCGATGACGACGCTGGAGCGCGTGAAGGCGGAGCTCGGTATCACCAATTCGGCCAGCGACGCGCTGTTGCTGGCCAAGATCGCCGAGGCCAGTTCCGACCTCGAGGCGCATATCGGCGGACGCCTCTGCCGCGAGCGGCTGACGCAGCTCTGCTGGGGCGTACCCAACGTCGCCGCGGTGCTGGTTCTGGCCCGCTTCCCGGTGGCCAGCATCGTGTCGCTGGCTGTCGATGACGACGATGTCGATCTCGCCGAGCTGCGGCTCGACGAAGAGACCGGTTTGCTAACCCGGCTGACGGCCGACGGCTATCCGTGTTCCTGGCACTGGGCCAAGTCGGTCTCGATTGTCTTCGACGCCGGCTACCTGATGCCGGGCGAAGCCGGCCGCGACCTGCCGCCGGTTCTCGAGGCGGCGGCGGTCGAGCTGGTCTCAAGCTACTGGGCTGCCAAGGGCAGGGACCCGCTGGTGCGCGTCGAGGATATCCCCGGCGTCATGCGCACCGAATACTGGGTCGGCGCCGTGGGTGAAGCGGGATCGCTGCCGCCCAGCGTCGAATCCAAGATCGAGCCGTTCCGAAGGGGCATGTTCGCATGAGCCGCGTCTACAATCTGGGCCAACTGGCCATCACGGGCGAGCTGACCGCAGCGGTGATCACTACGGGTGTGACCTCGCAGGGAGGCGCGCAGGCGCTCATCGACCGACTCGACGGCATGAACGCCGTCACCCTCGAGGCGGACTTCGACTATGGCGGCTCGGGCGGCACGACCTGCATCGTCAGCGTGCAGACGCGGCTGGGGGCGGGTGGCGACTGGATCGACATCGCGCGGCTCGATTTTGCCACCACGTCGGCGCGCAAGGCCTGCACGATCAACGGTCTCGCGGCCAAGGCTGTCGCGGCCGTGGCTGCGCTCGGCGCCGAGGGCGTGCTGGACGGCATTCTCGGCGACGCGCTGCGCGCCGTGGTCACCAGTACCGGCACCTATGGGGCCAACACCAACCTGGCCGTGCGGGCCGCGGTGCGATGAATTTCGACCAGGTCGACGCAGCCTATCGGCGGGCGCTCGGCCGGTTCGACGCGATCAATATCCGTCGCTATTCGGGGGCGGGACCGCACCGGCCGTTCTTCGACTGGGACTGCCATGCGCGGATTGTCGACTATGACCCGGCGGCGATCGTTGGATCGGTCAAGCAGGGCGACCAGAGGCTGATCGTGATGGTGAGCGACCTCATCGCCGTGCAGTTTCCGCTGCCGGTGGTGCAGGGCGACAAGGTGGTGTTTGCCGGCCGGGAACTCAATATCGAGAAGGCCGACGGCAACACGCGCCGGGTGCAGGGCCGTCTCGTCGCCTATGAGCTGCAGGTGCGCGGGGGTGGGCCCTGATGGTCCGGCTGGTGGGTGCGAGCCGCTCGATCGCCGTGGCGGCGCAGGCGACGATAGAGCAACTGACGGCAACGCATGCGCGGATTGCGCGTCGCGAGCACGGCAGGATCATGACGGCCAATCCGCGGCCCAATGCCTTCGTGCGGCATGTCGATGGGCGCGAGGGCGTGCCCGAAGAGTCCGTGCGGCCGTTCGGCATCATCGTCTACGACTACGTGCGCCTGGCGCAGGTGGTCCAGTACGCGTTCGAGGTGCTGTTCTCGCTCTCGCCGGTGCTCTCGGGCGAGTATCGCGCCAGCCACATGCTGTTCATCGACGGCGCGCCGGCAGCCAACCTGGCGGGCTGGAAGCCCGGGCAGGAGATCTCGATCACCAACACCGTGCCCTATGCGCGCAAGATCGAGATTCCGGCCATGAGACTGAGGGTGCCGGGAAGTGCCCAGGTCTACCAGCAGGCGGAGCGACGGCTGAAGCGGCGGTTCGGCAACATCGCCGAGATACGGTTCACGTATCGAGCCGTGATCGAGTCGCGGCAAATCGACCAGATGGCGCAACCCTCTGCCGGTCAACCCTGGTACTGGGGCGGCGCGGCGGCTCGCGGGGGCGGGGCGACGGCGCACAACAGGTCCAACGTGCGCTTCCCGGCGCTGATCATCCGGAGCCGCTGAGATGGCGAGCTATGCCGGGGCAAAGGCGGCGGTCAGGACCTATTTTGCGGGTCTCTGGACGACGACACCGGTGCTGTTCAAGAACGGCAGCACGGATAGGCCGAAGGGCGAGGACGGGCAACCGCTGCCCTGGCTGTTCTTCGAGATCGTCGGCAGCGGCAGCCGCATCTACGCTGCCGGCAAACCCGGCAACAGCGTCTGGTACTACGACAGGCTGATCCAGCTGCACGTCTTCGTCCCCAAGGGCGAGGGCGAAGACCGGGCAACCGAACTGGCGGACACCGCCGGCGAGCTGTTTCGGGCCAAGGTGCTCTACGACGATGTGACGCCGGGCTGCTACGTGCGGACCTGGGCGCCCAGCACCGACGAAGACGATGACGGCGCGGCCGACGAAGAGGGTGTCTACTTCCGGCGCACCTGCCGCATCCCCTTCGAGTACTGGCACCGGGCCTGAGTTTCGTTTCGCGGTCGCCTCGCATAGGAGCTCGCGACTCGCTGGGATCTCTGTTTCGCGGTCGTATCGCATAGCGGCTCGCACCTAGCGGGCGCCCTTCAACACACTTTTCTCATCGAGGAGCTGCTCACATGGTGTTCCAGAGCAATTCGAACCGCTATTCCGCCTACAAGGTGCAGTCGGCTCTCGGCTCGCAGGCCAGCGGCGCGGCTGCCAAGATCTTCCGCTCGACCGGTACCGGCGGCAGCGGTGCGCTCACCAAGGCGGTCACAGCCAGCGGTGAGGTGCGGCGCGACGGCATGCGCTCGCGTGGCCGCCACGGCTCGCAAGGGGCCACCGGCAGCGAAGGCGGGCAGCTGGCCATCGGCGCCTATGACGACGTGATCGAAGCGATCATGCGCGGCACCTGGGGCAGTGCCAATCTCGCCATCACCGAGGCTGACATGACCAGCATCACGGTGACCGAACACGCCATCGTTGCGGCGGCCGGGTCGTGGATCACTGAAGGGCTGCGCGTCGGCCAGGTCATCCGCCTGACCGAAGTTGCCGACGCCGCCAACATGAACCGCAACCTGCTGGTTACCGCACTCACGGCTCTCGAAATCACCGTGGCCGAGACGCTCACCCCGAACGCGTCGCCGGATACCGACTTCACCGTGACCCGGCCAGGTTGCGTGCTGATCAATCCCGCGGCCGGTGCGCTGCAGAAGCGCTATTTCACCTGGGAAGATCACGAGGTCGATATCGATGCGTCGGAAGTGTTCACCGACTGCGTGTTCCAGTCTGGCAAGTTCACGATGCAGCCCGATGGCATCCTGCTGTTCGATGCCAACTGGACGGGCACGGGCCGGTTCGAGAGCGTCGAGGACAGCGCCTCGCCGCATTTTACCTCGCCGGCGGAAAACTCGGCCGTGCCTCTGGCGGTGATCGAAGCCGCGGTGCGCCTCGGCGACGAAGACGTCGCCGACTGCAGCGCTTTCGACCTGACCTTCGACATCGGCGCCAATGCGCCAAAGACCTTCGGCGTACCCGGCACCCGCTATTCGCCCGACGTGTTCACCGGGCTGATGGGCATCACGATGAACATCACCATGCTGCGGCAGGACCATGAGCAGGTGGCCCGGCACCTTAGCGAGGAGGTGCTATCGCTGCATGTGCTGGCGGCCGAGCCGGATGCGGCGCCCGAGGACTTCTTCTCCATCCATGTGCCCAACTTTACGCTGGGTGGGGTGCAGAAGTCGGCCAAGAGCATGGAAGCCGGCGGCATGACGCAGACGCTCTCCATCCCGCTCGAGCTGGTGGGAAAGGACGAGCGCGGCGGCGCCTATGACCCGACCATGATCTCGTTCCAGCGGTCGAACGCTTCGTAGCGGAACCCTCAAGATCGCGGCCGGCACGCCGCGACATGCAAAGGCCGGGGCGCTTTGCCCTTGCCCTGAGGGCTGGGGGTGCCGCCCCGGCCCTTTCTCATTTGCAGAGGACAGACCATGACCACAAAGCCATCGACTGACGTCGTGGACATCGACGCCTTCCTGCCGGACGAACTGTTCGAGCTGGCGATCCTGAAGCCAGGCACCACCGAGCCGACCGGTTGGGTGCTGCAGCTGGCGCCACCCGGCCATGACAAGGCTGTTGCCTATTCCACCTCATCGAGCAAGGCGCGGCTCAAGAAGGAAGCGCTGGAGCACGCGCAGCAGGTCAACGGACGCAAGGTCAAGCCGGACGAGCGCTCGGTGGATGAGCAGAAGCTCGACAACGTCAATTGGGTGGCGAGCCGCCTGCTGGGGTGGTCGACGGTCAAGAGTGCCCTGTTCGGGCCCGATCCGATCCCGTTCAGCGACGACAACGTCCGCATGGTGTTCATGCACCCGAAAATGGGTTGGGCCTATGCCCAGGTGGTCGATCACCTGACCGAAGAGGGAAATTTTACCAAGCGCTCTGCGTCGATCTCATCGACCACGCCGAGCGCGCCTTCGTCCTAGGAACTCCGACCGAGGATGGTACGCCCTATGGCGACGTCCTCAAGGGCCTGGTGAAGCGGGCCCGAAAGCCCGAACGCCGGGCGCGTTACGAGGCGCTTCTGGAGTGCCCCCCGCGTCCGCCCGAACTCGACTATCTCTGGCGGCTGTTCTTCCGGCTCCGGCGCCGGAAGGGCAGCGCCGGCATGGGGCTCTCGCCCTGGGAGTGGCCGGACCTGATGGCCTTTCTCTCGCTCAACCGCATCGACCTCGCGCCCTGGGAGATCGGCGTGCTCGAGGATCTGGACGACGCCTTCCTCAGTGCCCGCCACGCGACGCCCGAGGACGAGCTGGAACAAACCCCGCAGTTGGAAACCGATGGCTGACGAAACGCAGATCACAGAGCTGATCGTCGATGCCCGGGGTGCGACCGCGGGGTCGGCCGAGTATGTGCGCGCCATGGCGGCCGCCCAGCGGGCCGTGGACCAGCTCTACGATCGCGACCAGCGTCTGGCCGAGGCGCAGCGGCGCGGGGTAGGGGTTATGCAGGCTTCAGCCGGTGGCATTGCCCGCACGGCGGCCGCCTGGGACCGGCTGCGCTCTTCAATCGACCCCGTGGCGGCGGCCGAGATCCGGGCGCAGCGCGAGATCGAACGGGCGGTGGTCAGCGCCGACAATGCCGTCAAGCGGGGTCTCGCCACCGAAGTGCAGGCCGCTGCCGTAATCGAGAGGTTGCGGCAGCAGCAGGTCATCGACCTGCAGCGGGTACGTGATGCGCAACAGCAGGTGACGGATTCGCGCGTTGCCGACACGCATGTTCGCAACGACAACGCTGCTGTCCGGTCTGAACGGGCGGGCCGGTTCGAAACCGGCAATATCGCGGCGCAGTTTCAGGACGTCGCCGTTACTGCAGCAATGGGCATGAACCCGCTGACGATCGGCTTGCAGCAGGGTACCCAGCTCAGCGCCGTCATCGGCCCTATGGGCGCCGCCGGCGCGGTGCGAGCGCTGGGTGCAGCCTTTCTTGCGCTGATCAGTCCCGTGTCGCTCTTCACGATCGGCGCTGTGGCGGCAGTCGCCGCGATTATTCAGCTCGTGGGCGCGATCACCAACGAAACACCCAAGGCTGAGGAGGCGCTAGCGACTCATCTTGAGCTAATCGAGCAGCTGACGCGTGGGTATGACAGGGCCCGGGAGGCGGCGACCGGCGCGCTGGAGCGCGCCCAGATGCTACCGCGCGGTGTGGTCCTCTCCGACCTTGCCAAAAGTCTAAGCGAGCAGGCCGAAGCGGCCGGCAAGCTGCAGGAAAAGATCGACGCTACTAACAAGTCGCTGCAGGAAAGCGCCGATTTCGTTCGGGACATGCGCAAGGTCGGCGCCTCGCTGGGCGGCGACGATACCGAGCTTGCTAAGGTGCAGCAGCAGGTTGAGCTGATCCGCGATCTGGGTCTCTCGGCCGCCAGCACGGTTCCCGACATAGAAGCCGCCATGCAGGCGGCGCGCGAGCTCTACAATACCAGCGACGATCCGGCGCTGCGCGATATGGCCAACGATGCCTTCACGCTGGGCCAGAACCTGCTGGCCGTCGAGGCCCAGGCTTATGCGTCTCGGGCCGCGATCTCGGCGCTGCAGAACGAGGCGGCGTTCGACGATGCCATCGCCGACGCCGAGCGGTTCGCCGCCGCGATCGGCAAGATCAGCGGCCTGCGGCCGGAGCTGCGCTCGCCGCGCGAACAGGCAGTTGCGGCGCTGAACGAGGCCAAAGCCAGCGGCGGCTCCATCGAACGTCTCGCGGCGGAAAAGACGTTTGCCAGCGTGATCTCTGACATGGACGAAGCGGACCGCCGGCGCAAGGCAGAGGAGGGTGCGCGGGGCGCCGCTTCGGCCGCGAAGCGTGAGTCTCCGGCCGACAAATTCGGCGGCGCCGTGGCGCAGATGGAACAGGAGATCGCCGGCATCGAAGCGCGCACGGCCGCGCTCGGGCAGGCCACCTTCGAAACCGAGCGGGCTCGCGCCAGCACAGAACTGTTCAATGCGGCCAAAGAAGCCGAACTGGCGATCGACGCGCCGCTCGAGGCGCAGATCGACGCCCTCGCGACGCGCTACGCCGAGGTGCAGCTGGCGGCCGAGGGCGCGCAGCTGACGATGGCCAACCGCACGCCGTTCGAGGAACTGGGGTCCGAACTGAGGGGACTCCACGAGCTGCTGGCGGCCGGGGCGATTAGCTGGGAGACCTATGCTCGGGCAGTGGGCAATGCCACGGCCAATGCCGCGGGCACCGCCATCGGCGCGCTCGCCAATCTCTCCTCGAGCCTGTCGTCGGCGTTCGAGGACAACAAGGAACTGGCGGTGGCGACCGCCGTGCTCAAGGGCGCGGAATCGGTGGCCTCGGCGTATGCGGCAGGCAATGCCGTGTTCGGGCCGATCGGCGGCGCGGCGTTCGCGGCTGTGGCGGCCCTCGCGGCGGCCAAGAATGTCTCGGACGTCATGTCGGTCAGCCGGACGTCCAAAAGCATGGCGGGCGGCGGCGGGGCAGGGGCCACGCCGGCGATCCCGGCGGCGGCCGCAGCGCCGCAGAGCAAGTATGTCGGCGTGAACCTCTACGGCGACAGCTACAAGCGCGAGACGGTGGGCGGGTTGTTCGAACGGCTCAGCGACGAGCTCGACGACCGCGGCGTCAAGCTCAGCGTCAGCTACAAGTAGCGGACCGACCAATTGGCCTTCTTCCTTGCCCCCGCCCTGGTGCTGACGCCGCCGGTCGGGTTCGAACCGCACGACCCGGTGATCCTCTGGGACAATCAGGTGCGCGAAGCCTACATCACGGCCGACAGCGAAACCGCTGACGACCCGATCACCAATGCCGCCAATCCCGGCACCGACAATGTGTGGACGGCGGCGACGGCGACCGACCCGATCACCATCAATGTGGTGCTGGCGGGCGACGGGCTGATCCAGGCCGTGGGCATTGGCTACCACAATCTGGGTTCGACCGGCTGCAGCGTCGCCATCTGGGGCAAGACGGCCGAAGAGGGCGCCGTGTTCGTGGAGCTCAATGCCGCGAGCCTCCTCGGAAATGACGAGCCGGCGTTCCTGCGCATCTCGGACGTCAACCTGGCCGAGCTCGAACTGCGGCTGGTGCCGAACGGCACCGCGCCTTTCATCGGCGCCTACTATGCCGGCGAGGTGCTGACCCTCGATAACGGCATCGAGGTCGGCCACACGCCGATCAGCGATGGCGACGACGTCACGCTCATGAACGGCTACTCGCAGGGCAGCCGTTATCTCGGCTCGATCGTGACCGCGGCGAAGCGCTCGTCGAACCCGACGATCCGGCTCATCGACCCCGACTATTACCAGGCCAGGGTGCGGCCCTTCATCCGCGCCTTCAACCGCGGCGTGCCGTTTTTCTACAGCTGGGACGGCAGAGACGCCGGCTATTGCTGGGCCAGTGCCTCGACCAAGCCGGTGATCAGCCAGCGGACCGGCGAATATGACGTGACGCTGCCGATGGACGGCATCGCCACATGAGCATCCGGCAGGCGGTGCTCTATGCCGAACTCGATATCGACTGGTGCCAGCTCCGCTTTGGCGAGACCACTGATGCCGGCACCTGCACGGCGACGATCGGCGAAGCCAGTCCGGCCAAATGCTTCAACACCATTGCCACCTGTCCAGTGCGCGAGGTGTTCGACCCGGCGCCGGTGACGCTGCGCTTTGCCGAGCCGCAGGACTATCTGAGCAAATCGATCCGGGCGATCCAGTCGATCGTCTCAGTCGACTTCACGCACGCCCGGCTCGAACCGGGCGAGTCGCTGGGGACCCGGGGCACCGTCCGGATCCAGTTCAGGGAACATCCGTATCCCGACACCGGCCCGGGCTTTGACAAGTATGTCACCGAGCGGCCCTACAGCGCCTATGGGCAGGGCAGCTTCTGGAGCAAGTTCCGGGCCCGGCAGCCCTTCCTCCGCAGCGAGCCGCTGCGGCTGATCATGGGCTTTGCCGACCAGGCACTGGCCGAGATGGAAACCCGGCATTATTTCGTCGACAGTTTCGACGGGCCGACGCCGGACGGCCTCTACACGCTGATCGCCAAGGATCCGCTGAAATATCTCGACGGTGACCGGGCCAATGCGCCGCGGCCAAACAAGGGGTATCTCAGCGCCGACATCGCCGCGGACGCGACCGGGGCAACGCTGGCGCCTGCCGGCATTGGCGACGAGGACTATGAAGCCTCCGGGCTGCTCTCGATCGGCGGCAAGGAGACCATCGAGTTCACGCGGTCGGGCGATACGCTGAGCTTTGTCGAGCGCGGCCTCTACGGCACCGAGCCGCAGGCGCACAAGGGCGAGGACCGGGTGCAGGTCGGCCTGCTGGTCGATGCCAAGAACCCGGCCGAAATCGTCGATCTGCTGACCACAGGCTACGTGCCGGGCTGGGACGCGGATTGGAACCCAGTTGACGACTGGGAAGACGAAGTCACCGAGTACCTGCGGCGCGAATATACACGCTTCATTCCCGAGCCGACGCCGGTCAACCAGCTCATCGACGAGCTGATCGTCCAGGCAGGGCTCTGTATCGGCTGGGACGATCTCCGCGCCGAAGTGTTTCTGCAGGTGCTGCGGCAGATCCCCACCGACGCGGCGGTCTACGATGACCGCATCAACGTTGTGGATACGCTCAGGATCCGCGAGCAGCAGTCGCGGCGCGTCTCGGAAGTGTGGATGCGCTATGCGCAGCGCAATCCGCTCGAAGGGCAGACGACAGACAATTTCCCCGGCTTCCAGGTCGGCGCGGACCCCGAAAACGAGGAGAACTACGGCCAGCCGGCCATTCGCAAGGTCTGGGGCACCTGGTTGCCGCTTGGCGCCAGCTCGGCCGCCAACCGTTGCATCGACCTGATCATCGGCCGCTACGGCAAGCCGCCGCGCGAGTTTGCGTGGAGCCTTTTCCGCGGCACGCAGGAGCCGCCGGAAATCGGCGGCGGCTACCAGCTGGCGGCGCGGGGGTTGCAGGACGCGTCGGGTGCCGCAGAGCTGGTGCCGGTGCAGATCGTCGAGATCAAGCCGCTCAAGCATGGCTGGGACGTGGTGGCAATCGAGATGCGCTACACCAAGCGCGCCTCCGACGACGTGGCCAACAAGTCGATCTCGTTCAACGTCAACCAGAACGGTATCAACCTGCGGACGGTGCATGACACGCTGTTTCCCGATCCGGTGGACGGCGACACGATCAATGCGTTCATCCCCGAAGGCGTCATCCTGGGCGCAGCGGCGCTCGGGGCGCCAGCCTTCACCATTGGCAGCTGGCCGACGCTGAGCTTTACCGGCACGCGCACGGACGGCAGCGCCACGATCCTCGTGGACGACACATCAGAGTTCGCTGTGGGCATGCCGGTGGGTGGCCCCGGCCTCGTGGACTATCCGCGAATCGTCTCGATCGACCCCGACACCTCGATCACGCTCGATGACGAGGCGCAGGCCGATGGCGCGACGACGCTGGTGCTCTACACCATCATCATCAACCTCTATGCCCGCGGCCGTGGGCAGGGACCAGGCGGTCGCGGGGGGCGCGGCGCAAGCTGGAACCCGACGCAGAACCCGAGTAACGGCGAGGCCGGCGGTACGGCGCTCTACCTGCGCTATCCGATCAATCTCTTCCTCGACGTCGGTGCGGCGGAGATTTGGGCTGGCGGCAGCGGCGGCGGCGGCGCGGACGTGCTCAATCTCGACCAGGCGCGGGGTGGTGGGGGCGGTGGGGGCGCCGGCATTCCCGGTGGACCCGGGGGCGATGGACCCGGCAATGCGCAGGATGGCGGCACCGGCAGCCAGGATGCCGCCGGCCCTGGCGGCAATTCCTACGCCAGCTTCAACTGGTGGACCGGACCGAATTCGTCGGGCGTCTACGGCGGACCGGGCGGCCCGCCCGGAGGGGTCGGTAGCGCCGGTGGACATCACGGCGGCAATGCCGACGAACAGCAGCCCGGCCAGGGCGGTCCGCAGGGCGCCGCGATCGATGGCGCCAGCTACGCCAAAAAGACCGGCAGCGGCGACATCCGCGGCACGCAGATCAACTGAGGACATCGGCTCATGCCTTACGCCCCGTGGCGGCAGTACATCACCGATGCTGCCGGCAACATCATCACCAATGCGCAGGTGCGGGTCCGGCAGGAGCGCCAGGGCCTGCCGCCGGCGCAGATCTATGCCGACTCCGAGCTGACGCAGACCAAGACCAACCCGTTCCAAGCGACGGATGGGCTGGCCGAGATCTACGCCCGCGGCGGCTTCTATCGCGTCGATATTGTCGCGCCGGGTCTGAGCATGCCGCCGCTGCGGTTCGTGGCGATCGGCAACGCCCAGGCTGTCGACACCGACCAGATCGGCATCGGCTCGAACACTGACAAGCAGGTGGCCAACCTCACCGCCCGGGCGGTCTATGACGATGAAGAGGAAGACTTCTCGGTCCTCATCTCCGATATTGGCGACGGGCGGGCCGGCATCTCCAGCAAGCTGTCCGGCGACACGGCGGACTGGAGCGAAATCGCCATCATCACGGGCAAGACCGGCACCGGAACGGGGCTGAGCTTCGACGTTACGGTCGCGGACCTTACCGAGCGTGCCCTCTACGACGATGAGGCAGAGGGCTATCGTGCGTTGGTCTCCAACGCCGGCAACGGGCGATCGGCCGTCTACGTCAAGCTCTCGGGCGACTCCGCCGACTGGAGCGACCCGAATTATCTCGACGGCGGGCTCTTCGACCTGACGATCCAGGTCAACGACTTCCCGTACTCGGGCGAGCAGGTGCTCAACCACATCTTCCGCGAGCCGATCAACTTCGAGGCAGGATTCACCGGAAGTGTCGGCAAGGCGGAGGGCTTCTCCACCGGGGAGGCGATCTTCCTGTTCTACAAGAACGGGGTCGAGATCGGCAGCGTGACCTTCGACAACTCGGTCGACCCGACTTTCTCGCTGCCGGGCGGGGCTTCCTTCGACACGGGCGACATCGCCAAACTGATCGCGCCCAGTCCGCAGGACGCCACCCTGTTCAACGTGACGATCACCCTGGCCGGCAAGCGTCTGCCGGCCTCCTAACCCCCAGAGGACATTTCCCCATGCCCAAGAAAACCACACCAGCGACGGTGGGGCACCGCTTTGCCGTGTCCGGCCCCGCCGACTTTCTCGTCGGCACCAAGCTCACCGCCAAGTGGCTGCCGGGCGGCAGCTATCGCGTCACCGAAGAGAACTGCGTCCGCGTCGGCGAACTCATCGCCGAAGGCATCGCCACTGACCTCGGCGTCGGCCGCAGCGGCGGTCCTGCCGGCGTCGCGACTACCGGCTTAAGGAGCCCCGCATGAGTATCACCCACGTAACGGCCGTCCGGTCCGCGCTCGCCGACCTGATCGATAGCCTCATCAACACCGGCGGCGGCACCGCAGTGCTCCGGCTGCGCGACAGCACCACGACGATCGTGGACTTCAGCCTCGCCAACCCGGCCTTCGGCGCCGCCTCGAGCGGCGTCATCACCCTGGCCGGCGTTCCGATCGCGGCTGTTGCCGCAGCTGCCGGCGATGTCGATAATTTTCAGATTCTCGACCGGGGCGGAGCGCTCGTCCTGTCGGGTTCCGTCACTGGCGCTGGCGGAGGCGGCGATATCGAAGTCAGCAACATCTCCATCGCCAGCGGGCAGGACTGCTCGCTCGAAAGTCTGACCTACACCGCTTCGGCCTGATTCCGGGGCGACTGAGGAGCGCCCATGGCCGGCCCCATCCGCATCAAGCTCTCGGGCGACCAGCAGAGCGGCAATGACGTTCTGCTGCTCTCGGGAGACATGCAGAGCGGGGCCGACGCCGAGGCGACCTCGATCCGTGCCGCCTCCGGCACGCTGCAGGCCGGTGACGCAACACTTTCGGGTGCCGTCACCGTCTCCGATGCCACCATCTATACCAGCGGCACGCTGGCCGCTGGCACGGCCGAGCTCTCGGCCGACGTGGCGGTTCTGGTCACGGCAGCGGCGACACTGGTTGCCGACGCCGCTTCGATCGACGGCGAAATCGCCGCCATCATCGCGGCGAGCGGAGGGCTGGAAGCCGAAGCTGCAGAGATCGCGGGGACGGTGTCGGCTGTCGTTGCGGCGTCCGGCTCCCTGGACGCGGAGCCGGCGGACCTCGCCGGCGCAGTCACCTCCGCCTCCGCCTTCACCGTCAACGGCGACCTGGTTGCCGAAGAGGCGACTCTGGCCGGCGCCGTCGAAACCTCGATCTCTGCCAGTGGCGGGCTCGAGGCGGAGCCGGCCGAGATCAGCGCCGCGGCGGAGATAGCCAACGAGGCGGCCGGCCCCATCCGCATCAAGCTCTCGGGCGACCAGCAGAGCGGCAATGACGTTCTGCTGCTCTCGGGAGACATGCAGAGCGGGGCCGACGCCGAGGCGACCTCGATCCGTGCCGCCTCCGGCACGCTGCAGGCCGGTGACGCAACACTTTCGGGTGCCGTCACCGTCTCCGATGCCACCATCTATACCAGCGGCACGCTGGCCGCTGGCACGGCCGAGCTCTCGGCCGACGTGGCGGTTCTGGTCACGGCAGCGGCGACACTGGTTGCCGACGCCGCTTCGATCGACGGCGAAATCGCCGCCATCATCGCGGCGAGCGGAGGGCTGGAAGCCGAAGCTGCAGAGATCGCGGGGACGGTGTCGGCTGTCGTTGCGGCGTCCGGCTCCCTGGACGCGGAGCCGGCGGACCTCGCCGGCGCAGTCACCTCCGCCTCCGCCTTCACCGTCAACGGCGACCTGGTTGCCGAAGAGGCGACTCTGGCCGGCGCCGTCGAAACCTCGATCTCTGCCAGTGGCGGGCTCGAGGCGGAGCCGGCCGAGATCAGCGCCGCGGCGGAGATAGCCAACGAGGCGGCCGGGGACCTGACGGCCGAGGCGGCGACGCTCGCCGGGGCGGGCTCCGTGGTGGTGGCCGTCGAGGGAGCACTCGAAGCGGCCGACGCCTCGCTCTCCGGCGCGGCAACCGCCGGGTTCGCGGTCACCGCCAGCCTTGAAGCCGAGATCGCCGAACTGTCCGGCGCCGTCGATATCGACATCGCGGCCACCGGCGGGCTGCAGGCCGAAGACGCCATTCTGGGCGGCGATATCGAGGTC